TTACATCCACATAATTTGCTGCCCTGATGGCAACGGGTGCGGCCTTACGGCGTGGACTTCTCCCGGCTTCACGATATATCGCTGTACCGACTCATAAGTGATGAATGTGGCGCTGCAATTCACGTTCTGACACTGGTGATAACGCTCTTTTGTCGTGTCAGTGATATAGCGACTTGTACGCGCATGTGCGGCATGCTGGCATAAAGGACAATGAAACATCGCGAGCACCTCTTTCGGTTTTGTTGATGTTGCCATTTTAGTTAATTTATCCTTATAAAACAAACAGATAAAATAAAACACATCACTCATCATCTTCGGTTTCGTACTCCACATCAGAAAGCCTTACCTCAAGCTCTAAGGACGTCGTGAAGCCGCTATTATTCAGAAAATGTGTCACCTTAGTGATTGTCCAGTCCTGCTCGTCTATGACACGCTTAAAGCCTGATACTTTGACCGGTGTTTCCGTGTAAATATCTGCCCGACCGGTAGCCAGGCTGATGGAGAACTCCGCTACACCCCGTTGCAGTTTATCCCACTTCGCCTGAGCGGCGCGCATGGCCTGCGCTTTCGTGGCATATACCGTGGTCAGGGCAAAAACGTTGTCAGCCTCACCGGCCATGTATTCACCTTCGCGCGCTTCCGGTACTTTTGGCGCTTTCTTCTGCCTGACCGGTTTCGCTTTCGGGTGCTCCAGTGCGCGCAGGTGTTTCTCTTTCTTTTTGCGTTTCAGTTTTACCTTCTGCTTTTGCGGCTTCGGGTCTTTGGTGTGTAGCCATTTTGCCGTTACACCGGTGTAGGCTCCACGGTCAGCAATCGCAAAATGATGGCGGTCGCCGTCGCTGCGGGTTATGGTGACCTGCGGGATTTTTTTACCGCTGGCCGTCACCCCCTGCCCCGCTTTGAGAAACAACAGTTTTCCCATTTTTACCGACACCTCACCGCCGTTGCGTTCTGCAAGACGGGTCAGGAATTTCGCATCAGACTCCTGCGACTGGTCGATGTGCGGGATTTTAATTCCGGCCAGTGACGGAGCGACACTGGCTTCCAGCCTGTTACGGGAGGCTATCGCCTCAACAATTGCACCGAGCGTGGTGTCATGCCAGGAGCCTTCCCGGCGGGAATTGAGCGTCCCGCGAAAATCTGCACTCCGGGCGCGGATGGTAACCACATCCGGCGCGCCCCGGTGTTCAACCTCATCAACGGTAAATTTCCCTTTGCATACCAGGGCAAAACCTTTCCAGCCGATATACACCGTCAGGACAGCGCCACGAACCGGCAGCCCGACCTGCCCGTCGGCATCGTTCAGTTCAATATCAAGCTGGTCAGCCTCAAAGCCCCGGTTATCCGTCAGGGTCATACTCATCAGACGGTCGCTGATATTGCCGGTAATATCCCTGCTGTCGAGCATCAGCATGTAATCCGGCGTCAGCGTACTGCCTGCATCAAATGTCAGTGCATCCAGCATTATCCCGCCCCCGTCATATCCGTGAATTTAGTCGCCATACTGCCAGCCTTACCGATGAGCGATTCCGCCTGTTTACCGATATCGCCATAAAGCGCGGCCAGTGATTCATCAACGCGGGTGAGCGACAGCGTAAAATCAATTTTCCGGGGTGTGCCGTCTGCAAAGAAAATACTCCCTGTTTCACTCACCCTGCTGATGACATACATGCCGTAAATCATGCCAGTGCCATCCAGCAACGGCCACGCCCGGCCTTCCTCTGCCATCAGTCTGAGCGTGGTCATCGTCAGCTTGCCGCCGGTCAGTTCGGGATAAAGCACACCGGCAAGCGTGATGTTTTCCTCACCCACACCGAGAAACTGAAAGGCATCCCGTTTACCGATACGGGAATTTGACGGCCAGCGATAATCTGATTCACGCTGCATGGTCTGGTGTGGCAGCGTCTGGCGCATAAAAACAAACATACCTAACGCGAGCATCATTTTTCGTCACCTCCTTAACCGTCATGCATCATGCTGGCACGAGCGCGCGCACGTTTATCCCGCTCGTATTTTTCGAGCGCATCCTGTAACTGGCGGTCAAGCTGTGTCCCCGGCGCAGTGCCACCCGTCAGGCTGATGTGATATTCGTTTTTACTCTGGTCCACATAAGAGCGGCCAGCCGGTGCCGTGACCGGCTGATAAGCCTGATAGCCTGCATAAGAGCTGGTCGCCGGAATATAACCACCGCTGCCATACGTGGCGGCTTGAGTTCTGGCGGCGGTCTGGTCAAGTGTGTCTGACTCTTTGTTGATAACACCGAGTTTTTCCAGTACCCAGTCAATACCACTGCGCAGTTTGTTGAACGCATTAAGCGGCAGCATCAGCGCGTCAGCCAGTGCCTGCCCGAACATGACCCCCGTGTCACGGCAACGGTTCAGGGTGTCCTGAGTGGCTTTGACCGGGGCAATCAGGTTTTTAAACCACTGCCACGCGGCCTGTAACTTTTCACCCAGCCAGTCAAACACCGGCTTAAGTGGCGTGAACAGTTCCCCCACCGGCGCAAATGCCACTTTCAGCCCTTCAACCACACCGCCAAAGAATGCGCTGACAGGCTCCCAGTATTTACGGATAAGCAACGCCCCGGCGACAATTGCGGCCACCACGGCCACAACCGGCCAGCTAATAGCCCCGATGGCGGTCATAACAGCACTGCCAACCGTCGTGAAGACTGCCCCCATTGCGCCTGCTGCCGCGATGATGGCATTGATGCCGGTGATAACCGGCCAGGCGACAAGACCAATGGCACCGATGATGCCAATAAGCGCCAGTGCACCACCGACAATGAGGCCGATGGTTGACGCCAGTGATTTGTTTTTCTTGATCCAGCCGTCGAGTTTTAACACATACTTTGTGGCCGTCTGCGTGAGATTACGCAGTGCGCCTTCCTGCTGGTCAAACAGGTCAGTCCCCACCGCCTCATAAGCAGACTGAAACTCCTTAAAGTCACCGCCGAGGTTATCCTGCATGATATTTACCAGCTCGGCGGTCTTCCCGTCTGAGGCTTTAAACGCAGCGGTCAGTTTGTCCAGCTTTCCGGTTGAGGCGGCAGTCATCAGCACGGCGGCGGCTGAGCTGGCTTCCTCCCCGAAAATGGTTTTCATGTATTCAGCCTGCTGGGCAGTACCGAGCCGGTTTTTCTCAAAACTGGCCTGCATTTCTTTCAGAATGGTAAATACTGGTCGGGTGTTTCCCTTACTGTCTGAGGTTTTCACGCCAAGCTCTTTGAGTGCATCCCATGCTTTTCCCGTCGGTGCCTGCAGGCGACTTAACACGGCACGGCTTCCCGTCCCCGCCATTGAGCCTGTGATTTTTGCATCATGCAGCGCTCCGACCATTGCGGCGGTTTCTTCAATGCTGACACCGGCATTTTTTGCCACAGGTGCAGCATAGGTCAGCGCATCGCTCATACCGTCAAAATCGGCGGCGGTTTTGTTCATCGTCATGGAGAGAACATCCCCGATATGAGCAACCTTATCGTTTGAAAGCTGAAAGGCGGATTTCATCCCCATCAGCAGGGCAGCGTTTTCTTCCATCGTGCGACGGTTCGCCAGTGCCATATTCAGCGTGACCGGCGTTGCCGCCTGAATAGCCGCAGCATCTCCACCGGCTTTCGCAATGATAATCTGTGCACCGGCTGCATCATCCGCCGAGGCGGCAGTATTGTCACCGAGCTGGCGCGCCTGCTTGCGGAGTGCGGCCATTTCGGCGGAGTCTTTTGCCACGCCGAGCACGGCCTGCAATTCTGAGTTTTTCTGCGCAAACTCATAACCGGGCATCAGCAACTTAACACCGGCCATCGTTCCCGCCGCCGCAATCCCCACACCGGCAGCGCCCACTGAGGCCATAGTTCCGGCCAGTTCCTTTCCGGCCTGATAACGCTGTTTTACTGCGTTAAGTTTTGCCTGTTGCGCACTGACACGCGCCAGCGCGTCACGCTGCCGGTTAAGCTGCGCGGTGGTTTCACTGATACGGTTTTTCAGCCCCTGCTCATCATGTGCAAGATTGCGGGTATTAATTCCCACAGCAGCCAGTTCCCGCTGCTGGCGTTTAACGGAATCCGTCAGGCGGTTATATTTCGCCTGTAAGTCCTCCGCTGCTCGCTTTGCGGATTCCAGCACTTTCGCCTGAGCACGGGTCGGACGCTCGGTGTTTTTAAACTGTGTGGCAAGGGCTTCGGCCTCCTGCCGTGCCTTTTCAAGTGCATGACCAGTCACGGCGAGCTGTGCACTGGTCTTGCGGAATCCCTCAATACGGGATGCCTGACCGTTCAGCTCGCGCAGTGATTTTTGTGTTTCCCGGATATCACCCGACAGCGACCTGCTCGCTGTACGGATGGATTTAAACGGGCGGGATGCCTGGTCAACAGCCCTGAGCAATACCTGTAATTTTACATTGTCACTCATTCGTGTTTCCGCTTCGCCGGAGCGCCTTTTCGCGCCATGTGATGAGTTCGGTCAGGCTCATGGGATACAGTTCTGATGGCGGCCAGTGAAATATCACTGCCACATCCGCCATCAGGTCATCGACCGAGAAATTTTTCGGGAACGTCACTGCACCGAGTTCGGCGACAAAAAACCGACCACCTTACCGGCCAGCGCCACAAGGTCAGGCAGTTCCAGCGCGGCGACTTCCTGCTCGGTCAGCATCGGTGCCGTCATGCGCGGCAGCACCTTAATCAGTGCATCGACTTCGGAGTTCGCGACCGCTGCCAGACTGACACCGCGCAGCGTCCCGGCATTGGGTTTCATCAGCGTGACCTGTTCGATAACCTGCTCACCACGTTTGACCGGATTGTCCAGGGTAATGACATTTTCTTTGTTCATGGTTTTCTCACTTCTGAATCGGGGTTAACCGGTCAGCCAGGCTGACCGGATGAAAATCACAGGCCGATATTGCGGCGGTGTTGCTCCAGCCGGTCGACGCCGTTCACCTTCTCAATCATGTTGATGGTGTCGATTTCGACCAGCTCCTTACCGTCCATCGTCAGCCGGAAATAGGTGCAGACCACGGAGATTTTCGACTCGGTGTCTTCTCCCTGTTTGCCCTCGCCGGTGTCGATTTCTTTCTGACGTCCACGCATGACCACCTCGACGGCCACCGTTTCGCCGGTATCGTCGCGCTGGTAAGAGCCTGCAAAACGAATCGGTACGGCATCCACACCGGTTGCGGCGTAAAGCTCCCAGATAACCGAATCCGGGAAGCCACCGAGCGACCACTCCATTGACAGCGCATCGTCATCAAGGCCGAGGTCTACCGGTGCGCTGCCGTTCATCCCCGCACCGCGATAGTTTTCGAGCTTACGGGTCAGTTTTGGTAGCGTGACGGACTTCGCGACGCCCTGATAGCTGTAGCCGTTCAGAAAGACGTTCATTAACTTGAGTTTGCGCGGCATTGCCATCGGTCAGGCTCCTTAATTGCTGTTAACCGAGGTGACCAGATTTGCCAGGTATTTATCGGTAATACGCTGGCGCAGGGTCAGGTTTTCAAGAGGAGGCACCGGTGTATAGTCGTAGTCGATATACAGTTTTCCGGCCTTGAGGGTTTCCGCATCGTTGGATTCTTCGCTGAACCAGCAGGTCGCATCCACGATATAGCCGTTTGTTTTCAGCTCACGGAATTTGGCATTGATGCCGTCAACGATGTCGCGAATCAGCGTTGCGGTGATGGGCTTGTCCACCGCCCACATGTGCGCCTCAGCCATCGTGTCGGCCATCACCTGCGCGGTGCGGGTGTAGTTTTCAAAGAGGAACAGCGGGTCATCAGAGCAGGTACGGTTACCCCAGAAGCGGAAACCGTCGCGGCGAATCAGCGTTGTGACGCCTGCCTCGTTCAGCAGGTCAGCATCGGTGCCGGACTCCTGCAAATCCCAGAATACAGATGCGCTGATGCCGGTAACACCGTTTACCCCGACGTTGGACAGCGTTTTATGCCAGCCCTGCTCCTGGTCGATTTTAGCACGCAGCCCCAGCGCACGGGCGGTGGCATACGCGGTGGCGGTAGTGCTGCTGACCGTATCCCATGCGAGGAAATCCGGCCAGATGACCATCAGCTCACGCTGGCTGAAATTCTGGCGGTAGGCTTTCACCTCGGAAATGGTTTTACAGCCCCATGCGCTGATATACCCGAAAGCGCGCAGCTTCTGACAGACGGATGCCAGTGCAACAGCCACCTCTTTGGTGTCCAGTCCCGGCACGCCGAGAATACGCGGTTTAACACCGGTTACCGACTCTGCCGCCAGCAGGGCTTTCAGTCCGGTATACTGACCGTTTTCGTCAGTGGTGCCGATGATATTGGAAACGGTCTGCGCGAGTTTCGTTTCCTCGTCGTCGCCGGTGCCGTCTTCCACGCGCACAACAACAGTCACTGGTTTTGACTGGTCGGCGATGGCCTGCAACGATGCCGCCAGCGTGCCTTTTTTACCGGCCTTTGCAATTGCGGTCTGCACATTGGTAATCAGCACAGGTTTATTGAGGGGGAAGGTTTCCGCATCCGCATCGCTGGCCGTGCAGACCATGCCGACAATGGCCGTGGATACAGTGGAAATGACGCGGGTGCCCTCGTTAATCTCCAGCACCTGCACGCCGTGATGATAGTCACTCATCCGTTTAACTCCGTGGTTAATGGGTGCAATTATTTTCTGTTGTGCAGAGCATGAGACGCTATTTGACCTGGCTGGTCAGTGGATGAAACAACAGATAAAGAAAAGGCGGACAATCCGCCCGCCTGTCATGATTTGTACTCACTTATTTCCCGACTGACAATTTACATAGCCAAAACGCTATCAAATCTGACAGTCTGCTTTGAGCGATCTGCGGACATTACTAACAGCATTCTGTATGAATAACGGGGGGTAGATCATTCCTGTCCTCACGACGACGCCTATCTATCATACAGTCGTTCTTTGGATCAAGACGCGTTCTGAAATGGTGTTTTTATGTATGTGCTGAATTCTGGGGCATAGAGTAAACCTTTCAAATTGCCAGAAACAGAAATGTGCGATTTAGTTGTCAAGTAATACCGGATATTTCAGCGATTCATCAAGAAATCATCGACCAGGCTGCTGTACATTCTCATCGGACGATTTTACTATTCCTCAAGATCGCAGTTACTGCAATGACCTTCCATCCGGAATGCACCACATTCACAAGGCTCCATAGGAACAAAACCATCCATCTTGCTGTATTCACATTTATACCAGAGACAGACACCGGCCCTTTGTTCCGGTAAATAAATTACGGATGGGACACTACATTCAGGACATTCCTGAAAATCCCAAGTTTGCAGATTATTCAGGCTGAAACCACAACAGATACAGTGAGTCCGTGCCGGAAAGCTTTCACCTTGGTAAAGGATAAAATGTGAAAAACTCTCACAAACGGGACAAAGTGCAAGGGTGTATTCCTGGTTAACAGTTATATCAAGGAATTGTTGCTCAAGAGCGATGATGTCTTGACGTAAATCAGAGTTCCATGAATTTTCGGTCTCATCTGACTGAATTATGACGAATGCGGGACGAAAAATTTGTTGGTACAGTTCACTCAGTTGCATTGACAGTTCTTGCGGACGAACCTCAAGGGCAAAATGCTGAAGGTTATTACGCAACTGACCCACCGTTTTCATCATTTGTAATGCAGATTCAGAAAATTCGGCTGGGTAATATGTCTTTAACAGCTTACAAAGCTGGCTGACGTTGACAGATTTACACTGGTGTAATTCTGACTCGGTTGGATGCGCCGGATCCACACATTTTTCTTGAAGCGATGCTGGATTAAAAATCGCTCCAGACCCATTGCGCGAAACTACGGCCTTCAATAATAGCTCAGCGGCCTGAAAGAGGTTAAGCAGGCACTGTTTGTAGTCACGTCGATCATGCCCTTCTAGCGCTTTGTTAAAGTAGTCCAGCCCGGTTTCCACTGAATCCAACGCATTTTCTAGTAAGTTAAAACGGACCATATTAAAGCCCCCCCGAATAGGCATCGTCGTTATGCCAGCGCTTCCGCCAGTTACACAAATAGTGATTGTACCCACGAATATTGGGAACCTATTTTAGCATGTTTAACTTTAGTAGTACTGACACAACATTCATGGAGCGGACTGATTGACTTTTGGGGGCGCGTATTTACAAACTCACTACAATGCTGTATAATTCGTGAAGAGTGAATTTAGCTAGTGCATCCATAGGTTCAATTCCTATGACTACAATTCTCATCACAGCTCTCCCAATAGTCGCATTTATCCGTTACCTCAACGTGTTACTTAACAATTACGTCAGTAAGGAGAAGCCTATGAGTAAATTATTCTGCCATGAAGTACTATATGTATCTTGTTTCATTGAAACTTTTTGGGCTGGGGTGATAAGTGTAGTAGCGGGTCTGATGACGGGCGGTGTCCAAATTATTTTGGCACTAGCTAAATCTTCTCAATTTTTGTTTTTTTTCAAAGCACTTACACCCATAAATATTATTTAAATCAATAAAATAAGTCACTCTACGCATATTTTCCTTATCATGGTCTTTCGTGTTTTTGTACTCAACATGATCGTTTCCCCTTTCTTTAATACACAGTGTGATTAGCTACGTCTTCTATTGGAGCGAAGTGGACGGGTTAATTGAGCTGAATGTCAGCTATGAGCGAGGAACAGACTTCAAGAAAGTACCTAACTGCGTATCGATTGCAAAATATGACAGTCTGACGGTGTTAAGGGCCGTGAGTGCAGCCCTTAAGAAAAAAGTATTAATAATATATCCTGGCTTGCTCGCTCGTTTCGGTTAAGTTTATTTCATGGTAGTGATTATTTATAAAGTCACAAAAAGTACTAATTTTATCTTTGAGATTACTCATGCTATGCGTGATTTCGTCGTATAAATCGCTTTCCTCCTGATTTCGACAGTGGTCACCGGGATTTATAAAACTATAAGTATCATTTGGTGCTGAATAATTATATGGAGCTTTTCTAAACAAGATAATTAGATCACGCCAAGCCGTTGCAAAATCAATTGTAACATTCTTTAAAGCTGTATCATTCAGTTGAAAAACAGGTGAGTTTAAAATGTTCAAAATATTATCGTATTCTTCAATAATTAATGAATGAATGTATTTTGCGCCCCACTGCAAATGGTCTATTGTTGAATAAAAATCAATATAATTCAACAATCTCGACAAATTTGAGATATCTCTCTTGCGCAAAAATTCTTCCCTCGTCGGTTGGTGTCGTTCGAACATTTGCGGGTAGTACATTTTGAGTACAGCTGGGTCTTTGCTTAAATCAAAGCTAATATCCTCCCAGAAAACCACATCGACAGGAAACAGGCCTTTTAATTGTCTGGCATCATTGAGTGTTCTTACATAGCGCTGAATGCTAACATCCCTGGGCGCTGTCGTAGCGATGTAAAGAACCGTAATTTTTGGGCGAAATTTTTCAGCCTTGAGTAATTCATCATCGATTGTCGCCGTACTGATTCCTGATACTGTATTTTTACACTGAATTCCAACGAAACGCCCAAGAGAGTCATCACCATATACATCAACTCCATCCTGCCGCTGCCCTGACCGTCCATGTCTGTTCAGATTAGGATTGGACCATCGCAGTTGGAATGAACTTTTGCACATATCCTCAAATTCGTCCCAAGATTTAGGGGGGGGTAACAACATTGAATTATATGTAACCACTTACTAATCCTTTATCTAAGATTCTTCATTTTCGTAATCACTATCATAATCATGCTTGATGTGCAATATCTTATTTGCCATGGTTATATGACGTGAACATAATATATACTGTAAGTATAAGCAGAATTTATTAATGGTGTTCGCCACTCAACGTAATGGTTTCACACTCTAAGGTTCTTTTTTAATAAATCAAAACATTATGGACAGTGAATCATATCGGAAATGGTTCCTTTTAAATTGAATAACGGCCCATAGTACACAGGTGTATGTGTTAATCGATTTTTCAGACGTTTTTTTTCGCCTAACATGAGATTTCGTTCGATTGAGCACCAGACCCAATTACCACTATTTAATGATTTAGGTCGAGTAGTAGTAACGTCAGCTCTTGGCACATAGCGGACTGTCAGATTAGGCTTTACTCTGTGCTATAGATATGTAAGCTCACACCAGAGATCATACAACTTATTGCGGCATTTCCGGCCATTCGGGATTTGCAGGATCCACACGACTGACCAGAACGCTGTAGCGTTCCCATGCTTCCAGTCGGCTGCGTTCCTCATCCGTCGCCATATTCAGCCTGACAGCGCGTTCCAGCGGCAAAATCACGGATTCAGCTTCGGAAAGTAAAGCTGCCTTTTGTGATTCGGCCTGTTGTTGCTGTTCGTCTGCCGTATAAATCCGCTTAATCACGGCACCATCCTTAAACATCCATTTACCTGAGTCATCAGCACGTCGGTTGGAGGTAATATCAGGAACCTCGACAACGCTGAAACCTTCAGGGTTAAGCGTTGAAGCATCTCTGGTGATGCCGACAATTATATTATTCTCGTCGTAAACAATCTTTATCGTGTCTTCCTGAAAATTACTTACTTCCTCATACCAGTTTTTTCCCTCTTCGGACCATAACCAGATAACATCAAAATTTTTTGTCAGTTGATATTGGGCAACAGTTTTTGGATTACCCGCAGTAATATTTTTTAAATGCTGCATAAATTACACCTGTGCGACGTTATACCATGTGCCATTGATGTATTTTTGTATTGGCCTGAATACTGCGGGGTCATCACCATCGACTTCACCGACAATACCAAGCCCGGTAATTACGTGCCCTGCTTTCTCATACATCACCCCTTTCTGCATGGTCTGGACAACACGTGTGCCAAGTCTGATATCTCTCACATAGCGGGAATCAAAGTTACCGTAATCCGAGGGATTAACACGCCCCGTAATATTTATGGTCTTATTACTTTGAATGCTTCCGGAAACAAAGCGCATAACATGGACGTTATTAGCATAAACATCCAGATTACCATCGCCATTTTGTTTAAATCCGGTGTCGTTATCACCAAGAACAATAGAGTTCCCACCCAACGCGTTATTCGTGCCAAGTGCCAGCCCGCCATCAATCCTGGCACCATTACCAACAGACACAACTCCTGTTCTTAAGTTGATGCCGAATGGCCTTAATGGCCCAATATCTCCATTTTCACCCTCATTTTCTCGTGTAGGAATGATATACAGGTTTTCTTCAGAACGGCGAAAAATAGCCCCAAAAGATGAATTAAATATCCTCAGTGCATTGACTGTAGATATTTTTACTTCACTGCTGAAAAGGGCTTTAACAAGAACATACAGAGCATCCCATTTAAGATTCATCAGGTCTTTTGTTGTGGTGCTCTGGCGACTTCTCCATTTGAAATATTCATTGCCGTTGTCACCTGTTTCAAACCACATATATGAATCAGTATCGCTGTCGGCATCATTTTTAAATCCAATCTTTGCCCAGTCAGTATTTCGAATCCAGGCAAGGATTGAGTCGTTTTCAAAAGTAAGCCCACCGGACAAGGTATCGCCATTCTTTTGCACCGCGTTCCTGGCCCTGTTTACCGTTTCCTGCAAACCGAGGTATTCGATAACGGCAGTAACGGTCGCTTTGGCAAGAATATCCCGTCCGACTTTTGTCAGGGTTGCCAGGCTGGCAACATCATTCCCCGTAAAATACGGAAACCTGTCTGCCGCAGTAGCAAGCCCCGCCAGCGCCGTCAGGGTAGCATCTTTCGGTTGCTTACCCGCAAGCGCATTAGTCATGGTGGTAGCAAAATTCGGGTCATTGCCCAGCGCCGCCGCCAGCTCGTTCAGCGTATTCAGTGCGTCAGGCGACGAGTCTACAAGGGCGGCAATCGCGGCCATAACGAAAGCCGTGTTTGCGATCTGAGTATTATTCGTTCCCTGTCGCGCAGTTGGCGTCGTTGGCGTTCCGGTCAGTGCAGGGCTGTTTAATGGCGCTTTTTTGTTCGTTTCATCCATTACCGTCTTAACGGCTTTTGGTGTTGCGGCGAGCGTTTCAGACGTGCTGTTGGTGGCACTACTGAGCTGGACAAGGCCTTTTCGCGCTGTGGTGGCGTCCTGTGCGGTATATTTCCCGTTAGCCAGGTCATACGCGGCCTTTACCGCTTTCGGCGTTGCGGCCAGTGTTTCAGACGTGCTGTTGGTCGCACTGCTTAACTGAGTAAAACCTTTTGTGGTCAGCGAGGCGTCCGGGTGACGTCGTGACTGTTCGTGCTCTGCAATTTTGTCATCAACGTAATCCTGCGTCGCCATCACCGTTGTGGTGTCAATGGTCAGCTCCACTGAGGCCACACTGCTGACGATGATGACCATGCGGCAGGTCTGCGAACGCCCTGAGCCTTCGGCAAGGGCAGGTTTATAACTTTCGGCCATGTTCGCCACGGCAATTAACGTTCCCGCATCATCGTACAGGCCAAGCTCCCGCATCCAGAAACCGCCCACCTCCGGCGGAATAATCAGCTCTGCGATAATATAATTACTGTTTCGTTTGTCCTGGCTGATTTTATTCAGCGCATGTCGCCAGACTTCATGGATAAGCCCGGTCTGTCCGGCATCCGGGACAGGCAATTTACCACCGCCATCCCCGACGGCCATCGTGGTAATGTTGACCTTCCGCCCTCCCGGTGCGGTTGCCGCTGCCAGCTTTGCTGCACCGGCAGTGGTGATAACGGTTTTGAATTTTGTGCTCATTATTCCTCACTTATCCGGGGTAAACCGTAATTACATCGCCGTCATAAGCCACACCACCGACGAACAGGTAGCCGGGAATGTCCCGGGTAATATTCAGGCCAATAAGGTGGCGGCTTGCAGGTTTGGCATCAGCAATCAGCCGTTCCATTTCCTGATACATTGCCTCTGTGATACCGCTTTCCAGTACACCAATATCAAGCCGGAAGGTGCCGGGCGGGTCACTGGTTTCCCACCACTCCGTCACGTTGATGAGATAGCCCAGCGGCTCCACCACACGCCGGATTGCACCTATAGTGCCTTTATGACAGTGGATGAAATAGGCATCGCGAATAACGGCGCGTTTGGTCGCTTCCGGCCACTTTTCATCCCATCTGTCGACCGAAAACGCCCACGCCAGCCACGGCAGCAGATTTGCCGGGCAGGTGTCCGGGTTCCACAGCTCACGAATACTGACCGGCGTTTTTTCAATTTCCGCACAGGCTTTTGCAGCGGCGACTTCAAGCGGTGATGAGCCGGTCGGCAGCAGGCGCGAATCACTCATCCGAGCCTCCGGTCACGACGCGGTATTCGGTACAGAAAGACGCCTGCGTACTGTTGAGCACGATGTCGGCCAGCGGTGCAGCCAGTTCGACACGCTGCACGCCTTCCACATGCAAAGCGGCATAAATGGCAGATAGTCGGATGTCGCGCCCCAGCCGGTGCTGTGCCGTGATATACGCTTCCAGTTTTTTCACGGCGGCAGCGCGAATGGGTTCGCTTTCGGGACCAGGGTAAAGGTAAAGCGTGGCATTTATCTGGTATTCAACGATGGCGGCAGACTGCACGGTCACACGGTCGGCCACCGGTCTGACGTCCTCGCCATTCAGGGCGTTGCGCACCACAGCCAGCAGGTCTTCAGATGCCACACCGTTATTTTCACGTGACAGCACAGAGATGGTGACACAGGCCGGAGACGGACTGGTGACAGAGATATCCGCGACACGCCCGTCGGCACTGCGACCATGATACTGATAGGCTCCCACCGACCCGGCGACGCTTAAGCCTTCAAACGCCTGCTGAATACGCAGACGATAATCGGTGTCAGACTCCATCACTGCCGGTGTCGGCGGGATGGTCGAATCATCTGCCGGGGTGATAGTCAGGCGCGTGGTGTTGTAATTGGCACCAATCACATCAAGGTCATTACCGGCGGCACAGGCCAGCATCACCGCCCGTGCGGCCTCATTCACACGCTGACGCCAGATAAGCTCACGATAGGCATTTTCCTCCAGCAGTTTGACGAGAGGCTCGGATTCCAGCGTCAGGGTACGGGCGACCGCCTCCTGCTGGTCTTCCGGGTAAAGGGAAATCAGTGTCGCCTTGCGTTCGGCAAGAATGGTTTCAAAGTCCAGCTCCTCGACCACATCCGGTGCGGGTAGCTGGTTCAGGTCGATAATCGGCATGGTTTCAACTCACAGGGATGATTAACGAAAGTGGCTGGCCGGTGTCGTTGTGCTGACCGGTTAACGTGACCGTCATTCGCCCGTCAAAGCTGCGCGCCGTGGTGACGGATGACAGGGTGACACGGGGTTCCCATTTCAGCACCGCCATGTAACAGGCGACCTTAATCTGCAACTCAAGCGCCGGGGTCTGCGGCTGGTCAATCATTGACGCCAGCAACGAGCCGTAATCACGACGCATCACCCGTGAGCCGACCGGTGTGCGCAGGATATCGCCGATACTCTGGCTGATATGCTCAAGGTCAGTGACAGTCAGGCCATCACTGTGATTCATTCCGAGATAACGCGCTGTCATAGAGGACTCCCGGTTGTGCCGCCGCTGTCGCCGGGGTGTTTATGGGTATGCAGTACCTTACCGTTTGATGAGAGTTCACCGCCGGTGTGTTCAATGTTGCCGCGCATCGTCCCGCCCTTCTGTACTTCCAGCGTGCCGGTAATCAGCCTGTTGGTGCAGACCACCTCCGGCGTGTCCAGGGTGATGCGGGTTGATGCTTTCACCATGACCACCGGCACCGTGGCAGTAACAGAATCAGAAGCCGTCACGCTGGCCGTTTTAACTCCGCTTACCGTGAGCGCGCTGGTTTCAGGTTCATACTCAATCACCGCCCCGTCAGGGAAACGGATATGCAGGGCATCCGCCGACGCAGACGGCGCGGGGTTATCGCCGGAATAAATCCCCGGCAGAACGAACGCCGTGTCGAGTTCACCACCCACGGCCAGAATCAGCACCTGTTCCCCCACGGAAGGTGCCCACCATGTGCGCGAACGCCCGGCGCGATGGGTCAGCCACTGAAGCCAGTCGGTGCACATGCCGCCGGTCTGCACACGGCAGCGACCGGCATTAAGGTCGGTTTCGACGATAATGCCGGTGCGGATCATGTTGCGCAGTGCGCGCGCGAGTTCCTGAATATTTGCGAGAGTGTTCATGCGTGTGAGATTGCACAATATATAAAAGTTATGCTATCTGGATTCATTTGTAGAACGACCATACAACATTCGAGGAGAGCGTAATGTTCAGTGATAATGTGATTAATGCGTGGTGGTTTATCTCTTTGTATCTATTTTTATTAATAGCATTAACATTTGTTACCTTTGGTAAAAGTAATCTTATGAGGTTTATTGCACATCATTTCAATCTTGAGTATTCAGACAGAAAGTTAAAAATGCTCGACAAAAAATGGCGCGACATTCAACTATTTAAAATAATTAACGGAATCAATGTATCAGGCATCGAAGATGTGAGAATGATACAGCAGGGGCTGATTGATGGAAAACTAAAAACATCGTATTTTTTCCTTACTCGCATCTGGGGTGACATAACAAAACCACCACACATAATTAAAACAATAATTGTAATTCTGGCCAGTATTTTTTACATTCTCCTCGCATGTTACATACACAACGAACAATCCGTTATAGTAAGGGATGCCATAGGCATACCATATAAAAACATGATGTACTATGTTTATAGTGACAAAGTTCTTTTATCCTTCAAAAATAAAGCAGTTGAATTTAATAAAACTTATAGCCTTGCCGATTGCAAGAGACTGCAAAACGTATTTATAAAAGACACACTTCCTGAGATCGCCTGCAATAAGCTCTTACAGCTAAACGAGGAGGACTCCGAATGGTTAAGCCAGGAGATTAAAGATAATAACAGTCACAAAAAAGCATTATTAATACTATCCCTCGTCTATTTCACTTCAGGTCTGGTTATATTCCTGTCATATACAAAATTCTTTTACGCCAATAAGAAGGTTTTAGAATACAAAGCATCAAATAAAAATCACTCATAAACCTCTAAACATTGAGCGACCAGCATGGCCGCTCAATGTTTAATTGCGCATCAGCCTCTGCCTGGATAAAACTAACGCTCAAGGTGAGCCAGGATAATCTCTTCAATCATCTGCACATCCTCACCGGTAAAACCGAGCAGAGGACGCGCCGGATAATCAATTTTCTTACCGTCTTTTCGGTTTTCTTCCGACAGACCGAACTGATGCACACTGGCAATTTTCGGCGACTTCCCGCCGTAAAACTCCATTGATGCCTGTTCCGGGCTGGCGCGGATATGCAAAAAACGACTGGTAATAAGTTTCGCAAACATTTTTCGCTTAACGCGACCGGTCTTTTTTCTGACGCTCTGCTGCTGGCGTGGCGCGTAGGGTGTGCCGTCCGGGGCTTTCTGTGCCATCACCCGACGCTGCTGACTCTGCCGCAGACGTTTCGCCAGTTCGGCACTCAGTCGCCGACGCCCTGACGGTGACAGCGATTCAATCAGCCCGGTCAGCCGGTCTTCAAAACGCTTAAACTCATTCATCCCACTTGCTCACCAGTTCGCCATTGATATAAAGCTCCATCGGGCGGGTGACCGGCTCCGGCGGCGTGGGTTCCGGGATATTCTTCACATGCAGCGCGCCGTCCACCTCACTGACCAGCGTGCGCTCGGTCAGCATCAGGCTGATGCTGATATCAAAGCTGCTGTCATTGTTGATGTCTGCATAAAACGTGAAACCTTTTTTCTGGCCTTCGTCGGTGGTCATGATGTCGGGCTGATTTTCCCGCAGCCACGCCAGCACCGGCACGATGAGCAGGTCAAAATCACCGGTAAAGTCGGTCACAATGACATTGAGCGTGTAACGCTTTTCGAATGACAGCGACGTCGCTAGTGTGGAGGCAATACTCCCGTTATCAACGAATATCCGCAGCATATCGGGGTTAGTTTTCAGCACCGTGACGGCATCAGTCAGCGCCCTGCGCAGGCTGTCGGGTTTGAGCATCGTTTTCGTCCTGACAGTGTTTAATCATTTTTACCTGGCTGGCACAGCGTGCCAGCGCGTTCTCAAGCTGCCGGATATCGGCACTTAAATCGCCGTTCGTCTGCGGGCCACTGCCCGGCATCGGGCAAAGGCTCACTTTCGGGCAGGCGTTGTGGACAATCACTGGCGTCGGTGCAGGCCGGACGCTGGTGCAACCGGCGCACAGCATCAGGCAGGTCAGCGCCGTACCAGCGGCGAAAATCTTCGTTTTCATTGAGTAACCTCGTGATGGTTTTCTCGCGCTGTGCTTCACGCTTCGCGGCGTTCTCCAGTTCCTGACGCAGTGCCACCTGCGCCAGCTCGTTTTTGTCTGCCCTGGTGAGTGCAACATGAAGCTGGTTTTTCAGCATGGTGATGGTCGTCTGCTGTTCACTGGCGACGTTGTTCGCCCTGTCCAGCGAGGCGCGCAGGCTGGCATTTTTATGTTTCACCAGAAACAGACCGGCCACCGCCAGCGATAACAACACAACCAGCACAATCATCAGCCTTGACATGGTTCCCGCCCCTCAAGACGCTGACGGCAGGCCGTACATATCAGCCGGAAGAACAGCGACGCCACGAGATAAATCAGCGCGGTAAAAATCCACCCGGCAGCGACCAGCGAGATAAACGTCGCCACCATCACCACCAGAGCCGCTGCCCGCCTGCGCCACGGCACCGGCTGCAAACACAGCGACGTGACAATCTTCACGGCCAGCGATTCCGGCGGCAGCTCCCGCCCGTAGCGTTCCAGCACATACTCAGTGGCATACACGCCGACACCAACGGCAACCACACAGATAACCGTCGCCAGAATCGCCCAGGCAGCGACAAAACTGACGGCCACGCTCTGCGGGTAAATCAGGGACAGTGCCAGCATCAGCGCCAGCGACACGTTCAGCATCAGTGAAAGGGATAATTTCTTCATGGTGTTTACTCCGTTTAAGCCGGTACGCCGCCAGCGGTACGCCAGACGGTGACCAGTTTTTCCAGTGAATGCTCACGCTGACCGTAACCGGCACCCGGCAGGGACGCCCAGATATTGCGACAGCGTGAAATGGCGCGCTCAATGCGTCCCGCCCGGATGTCATCCAGTGCACCGCGTTCGCGGATCAACTGAATGGCGAGCCTGTCCTGTGACAACGGACTGAAATCCGGCAGGGCAAGCTGTTTGCGGTAGTGCGGCCAGAACAGGTAAAGCTGCTGATAGCGACCGGAGGCCGTGGATTTTTCACCGCGACGGTTAAACACCTTCGCCGGTCGGCCATGCGCGAACGGGTGGTCACTGTAGTCAGTGAAGATTTCCGGCTTTCCGTCCAGTCCGGTGACTATCACGTCATAGCCCCGGTTTTTCGTCAGCGGATGATTCGCCGTCCCTTCGGACACGGCCAGCATGTCGAGAAAGGCGGCGATATTCTGATGCGTGTTAATTACCGGCATTACTGTTTCCCCCTGCCCTTAAAGCGGCGCTGAATGGCAATCTCAATCACCTGATAACCGGCGATACCCAGCATGGAGCCGATGCCGCACACCGCAGGCAGTGACAGGTCAGGAAACTGCACCAGAACAACACCGGCAACCATCGAGACAAAACCACCGAGCAACATGCGCCCGATAAACAGACGCGGGGTGATGGGTTCACCACCGGCAAGCACCTTGCCGACAACAATCAGCACCCCAATCATGAAAAGCGACAGGACGCTTTTTTCTTCTGCTGTCATGCGTTACTCCCACAGATTGACAGTTTCAGCCACGGGCGCGGTCTGAACGTCGGGCAGTTCGACGGCGGTGCCGTGCGGCAGCACCGCGCCCAGTTCAGCCAGTCCCGGATTTGCGGCGAGCACGGCCTCGACCACGCCCTCAGTGCGCCCGTAATACCGGACACAAATGGCGTCGAGCGTGTCGCCCTGTAGCGCAAAGGTCTTCATCAGATTTGACTCACGATGCAGCGCGACTTGTCCTGGATGCGCGCCACTGCCCAGCGCATATCCCGCCACAGCTCATCAATGGTGCTGTCTATGCTGTCGGCCTTTTTGTCGCCCTTGGCACTGGCATCCACGCCGCGATAACGCTCATAAAGCGACGCGGTCGCCATCGCACACACGGCGCGCTCGTAGTAAAAAACTTTGATGCTTTCACCGTCGATGTCGTCCGCCGGGACGTCCGCCAGACGCGTAAAACCGGCGGCAATTTTCTGTTCGCGATACTCGTACAGCTCCGCATTCGTCTCCGCCATGCCTGACTTGATGGCCTCTCGCAGACGGGCGGGGGCGACGGTCTGCTCAAGGCGCATACGTTCCCGGACGCGCTTCGGGTCGATATCGGGAAAAAAGAACGTGTTTTTAATCACCGGCTCGTCGCCTGCCGGTTGCGGGATGACCACCGTACCCTCACCGGACACGGGAGCCTCCTTTCGCGGAATAATCAGCGTCATCATGACTACCTCTGAAAAGTCGGGCGGTGGACGCCGGTGCAGTGTCAGGTGATTCACCCTCACTGACCGGCGTGCCGCCCTGGCGCGGGGCGCATTCGGTTGTTAACTGGCTTTCTTTTTCGGGCGTCCACGTTTTGCCGGTGTCGCACTCCGGGTCTTACGCGGGGCGCGGGTGACCGCTTTTGGCTCCGGCTTCGGTTTCAGCTCCCGCTCCAGTCGTTCAATCTCTTTTTTGACGCCTGCCTGACAGTCGAGCTGTGTCGCACGTTGCAGGTGTGCCAGCGCACCTGCGGCATCACCACCGTCACGCAGAAACAGACCGGTGATTTTGTGCAGCTTTGCGCGCACTTCATCAGGCATGTCAGCCGTGGCGGTCAGTTCAAGGGTGTCCGTCAGCAGGCGGGGATCCACAGACTCACCGGCAGCGTGAGCGCGCATGGCCGCAAGCGCCACCTCCTCGGTGAACATGTACGGCGGGGTGCGGCGGTGTTTACCCGGCATGGTCAGACCGTACTTCAGGGCATAACGGGCAATCTCCAGCGCACCGGCAATATCGCCGGTATCCAGACGCCACAGCATGACCGTCATCAGAATGTCATCCTGTGCACCTTTGCCCTGCTCCAGCACGCCGTTCACCCACGGCAACCAGAACGGCAGCAGTTCGCGCTTTTTCGCGGCCTTCAGCTCTTTTGAATAAATCGCTTTCAGTGTGCGCTGGTCTGCGGCGAGCTTAACCAGCATCTGCTCATAGACAGTTGCATGTCGCAGCGGGGCGGCTTCCCGCTGCGCGGTCATCGCTGCCGAGACCCGCATCATGTGGCGCTGTGCGGGACTCGTCATCGGTTACGCTCCCGGCTCTGCGGTCGCCTTAGCCGGTGTGGAGAAATCACCGACCTTAATTTTTTCCACCAGACAACCGGCGGCGTAGTCTTCCACCACGTAATCAATGTTCATTGACTCGTAGTTCTCCACGCGGTCGAGTTTCGGGTTTTCCTCAATCACGCGGCGATGGCTGTCATCCATGTAGTAGATGGACAGGTTTTCCAGCTTCGTGATGAGCATCGCATCCGCCGGGAAGTACGGGACGCGTACCGCTGGCAGGTTGCCGATGCGTTTCTGGCTGATGATGACGTCAGCGGCCAGCATTTCGCTGTTGTCCTGCTCCCTGTTGACGATGGGGAAATACTTGTCCGCCAGTAGCTGACGCCCCACAATCACCACAAGGTCAGGGTCTTCCTGATACCACGGCTCAATCAGGTTGTTGGTCGCATCCATCACCAGTGCATCGAGGCTGGCATAATCACCGCCCTTACCCACGCGGATGACCTCAGAGGTCGTGTGACCTTCCTCGTCAGTAACCTTGCTCATCACGCGCGCCGGGGCTTCATTGCGGTATTTCTGCAGCCAGCCGACCGCCACATCCTGCAGCATCTGGTTACTGCTGCGGTCAGAGGTTTCGGCACGCCTCACGCCGTTAAAACCGGCCATGATTAAATCAAGGGACTGGCGTTTGATAATGGCGTTACGGACACGGAGCTGGAAATCCTGATAACGCGCCCACAGGTCCAGCGTTTTGTAGCGGATATAAAAATCGAAGTTAATCTGGTCGCATTCGTACTTGTTTGACGCCAGCTTCGAGAAGTCCTTCGGCTGACGCTCGGTGCCACCGGCGGTGTCGGTGGTGCTGGCGATGGAGCCGGTGACACCGATGCCAATTTTTTCCCCTTTCATTTCGCTGACCGGCACAATGTTGATGCGGGTCAGAAAGTCAGAGGACTCCTGCATGGTGTTCATCAGGGTCTGGGTGACCGACGGTTCAACGGTGAATTTTTTCGACACATCACCGGCGTCGATGCCGTTCAGTTCGGCAACACGGGACAGGTAAGCATTAAATTTAAAGCAGGTTTCCTGGCGCATAGTTTTTCCTGAAATTAAGGGTTAATCGTGAAGGTTTTCCCGGACTGACTGACGCCGGTCAGCAGTTCGTCATCAGGGCGTCACCGCCACCACCGGTGGCCTTGCTGCGGCGCTGCTGGGTCAGACTTTCGGTGTGGTCGAGACTGTTTTTCAGGCGGGTGAATGCCTGGCTGGTTTCATCCGCCCTGTCAGTCACCTCCTGCTTAAGTGCGGAAAAGGCGGTTTCCATCTCAGAGAGGCGCTGCTCAGTGGCGCTCAGTTTTTCCTGCACATGTTCAGCAACAGCGGTCACCGCTTCATGCACGTCATTCAGACGGGCGTCATCGCTGGCCTGTTTGCGGCCAAAAATGGATTTCACCTTTTCGGTCAGGGCGGTGAACACGGTTTCAGGCAGGTCTTCAAATTCCAGCTCAACAGGCGTTGCCACTGAAATCAGGTTTTCAGGGCTTAATTTGAAGCGGTTCAGGGGGTTGTGTTTTGCCGTGCGGCAGAATTCCAGGTATTCCGTGCCGAGGCTTGCCGGGTCATCGGTGACGGCCAGACCCACCAGATAACATTTGCCGGTGTTGGCAAAGTTCGGCTGAATTTCCATTGAGGTGTAGACCTTCTGCGCGGCCTTGTTCATCGCGATAAGGTCATCGGTCGGGGTGATTTTCGCAAACAGCGCCCATTTGCCTTTCAGCGCCGAATCATCGTCAATCTTTTCGGCCTTCAGTTCGGCCACATCGCCATAACGCTTAAAAATACCGTCAGGCAGGATGCCGCGCAGATGTTCCAGGTTAATGCGGCAACCATAGACTCGCGGGTCAAAGGTTTCGGCCATTTCCTGAATATCCTGCGCACTGATGACACGCCCGTCACAGGTGTCACCCTCAACGCCGATACGAAAGAATTTTGAGACTTTTTTTGCCATTGTCAGGAGTCCTGAATAGTGATTAGAGGAGTCACATGTCGGCATCAGTTTCCCGACGATGCGCATCCTCCGCCATCAGTCCCGGATGGCTTATCACTGACACAACAGCACCTTAGCGAATCGCGGGGCGCGACTCAGTAGCCTTGCCGTGTATTCATCACGGCGAGGTATTCATGACCATCACCACAGACACCACTCTTTTACACGACCCGCGTCGTCAGGCGGCGCTGCTGTACTGGCAGGGATTTTCCGTGCCGCAGATTGCCGCCATGTTGCAGATGAAACGCCCGACGGTGCAGAGCTGGAAACAGCGCGACGGCTGGGACAGCGTTGCCCCCATCAGCCGTGTCGAAATGAGTCTGGAAGCGCGGCTGACCCAGCTCATCATCAAACCGCAGAAAACCGGCGGTGATTTCAAGGAAATTGACCTGCTGGGACGCCAGATTGAACGACTGGCACGGGTAAACCGCTACAGCCAGACCGGCAACGAGGCAGACCTTAATCCGAACGTCGCTAACCGCAACAAAGGCGGGCGGCGCAAACCGAAAAAGAATTTTTTCAGTGACGAGGCCATCGAAAAGCTGGAGCAGATTTTCTTTGAGCAGTCTTTCGATTATCAGTTGCACTGGTATCGCGCCGGGCTTGAGCACCGCATCCGCGATATCCTGAAATCCCGCCAGATTGGCGCGACGTTTTATTTTTCCCGCGAGGCGCTGCTGCGCGCCCTGAAAACCGGTCATAACCAGATTTTTCTGTCGGCCAGTAAAACGCAGGCGTATGTGTTCCGTGAATACATCATCGCCTTTGCCCGTCTGGTTGATGTTGACCTGACCGGTGACCCGATTGTCCTGGGCAATAACGGCGCAAAACTGATTTTTCTCGGCACCAACTCCAACACCGCGCAGAGCCATAACGGCGACCTGTACGTCGACGAGATTTTCTGGATCCCGAATTTTCAGGTGCTGCGTAAGGTGGCATCAGGTATGGCCTCACAGAGTCACCTGCGATCGACCTATTTCTCCACCCCGTCCACGCTGGCGCACGACGCCTACCCGTTCTGGTCGGGTGAACTGTTCAACCGGGGACGCGCCAGCGCCGCCGAACGCGTGGAAATCGACGTCAGTCATAACGCCCTTGCCGGTGGGCTTCTCTGTGCGGACGGCCAGTGGCGGCAGATTGTCACCATTGAGGACGCCCTGAAAGGCGGCTGCACGCTGTTCGACATTGAGCAGCTCAAACGCGAAAACAGCGCCGACGATTTTAAAAACCTGTTCATGTGTGAATTTGTTGACGACAAGGCGTCGGTGTTCCCGTTCGAGGAGCTGCAACGCTGTATGGTCGACACGCTGGAAGAATGGGAAGACTATGCGCCGTTTGCCGCCAATCCGTTCGGCTCCCGCCCGGTATGGATTGGTTACGACCCGTCACACCGTGGCGACAGCGCCGGATGCGTGGTGCTGGCACCGCCGGTGGTGGCCGGTGGCAAATTCAGAATACTTGAGCGTCACCAGTGGAAAGGCATGGACTTTGCCACCCAGGCTGAATCCATCCGCAAACTCACCGAAAAATACAACGTCGAATACATCGGTATTGATGCCACCGGCCTCGGTGTCGGCGTGTTCCAGCTCGTGCGCTCGTTCTATCCCGCCGCGCGCGACATCCGCTACACGCCGGAAATGAAAACCGCAATGGTGCTCAAGGCAAAAGACGTCATCCGCCGTGGCTGTCTGGAATATGACGTCAGCGCCACCGACATCACCAGCTCGTTTATGGCTATCCGCAAGACCATGACCAGCAGCGGACGCAGCGCCACCTATGAGGCCAGCCGCAGCGAGGAAGCCAGCCACGCCGACCTCGCCAGGGCGACCATGCACGCCCTGTTAAATGAGCCACTCACCGCCGGTATCAGCACCCCGCTGACATCCACCATTCTGGAGTTTTACTGATGAGCAAGAAAAAAGGGAAAACACCGCAACCTGCGGCAAAAAAAATGACCGCCAGCGCCCCGAAAATGGAGGCATTCACCTTTGGTGAGCCGGTGCCGGTACTCGACCGCCGTGACATTCTGGATTACGTCGAGTGCATCAGTAACGGCAGATGGTATGAGCCGCCGGTCAGCTTTACCGGTCTGGCGAAAAGCCTGCGTGCTGCCGTGCATCACAGCTCGCCGATTTACGTCAAACGCAATATTCTGGCCTCGACATTTATCCCGCATCCGTGGCTTTCGCAACAGGATTTCAGCCGCTTTGTGCTGGATTTTCTGGTGTTCGGTAATGCGTTTCTGGAAAAGCGTTACAGCACCACCGGTAAGGTCATCAGACTGGAAACCTCACCGGCAAAATATACCCGCCGTGGCGTGGAAGAGGATGTTTACTGGTGGGTGCCGTCCTTCAACGAGCCGACAGCCTTCGCGCCCGGCTCCGTGTTTCACCTGCTGGAGCCGGATATTAATCAGGAGCTGTACGGCCTGCCGGAATATCTCAGCGCCCTTAACTCTGCCTGGCTGAATGAGTCGGCCACGTTGTTCCGCCGCAAGTATTACGAAAATGGCGCACATGCCGGATACATCATGTACGTCACCGATGCCGTGCAGGATCGCAACGATATCGAAATGCTTCGCGAAAACATGGTCAAGTCGAAAGGCCGCAACAACTTTAAAAACCTGTTTCTCTATGCCCCACAGGGGAAAGCCGACGGCATTAAAATTATCCCCCTCAGTGAAGTGGCGACGAAGGACGATTTTTTTAATATCAAAAAAGCCAGCGCCGCTGACCTGCTGGACGCGCACCGCATCCCCTTTCAGTTGATGGGTGGCAAGCCGGAGAACGTCGGGTCGCTGGGTGATATTGAGAAAGTGGCAAAGGTCTTTGTCCGCAATGAGCTTATCCCGTTACAGGACAGGATCCGCGAGATAAACGGCTGGCTCGGTCAGGAGGTCATCCGCTTTAAAAACTACTCACTGGACACTGACAACGACTGAACATCGCCGCCTGCGGGCGGCTTTTTTACACCCCGTCATCCCCCCCCCTCACACGCTCACCACCGCACAAAACACCCCGCAGACACACAACGCCTCAACGGGCAGACTAAGTGCCGTCACGACGCGCTGAGACGCTGAAAAAATACAATCAGCACCACCGTCAGCGCGCAGTGCTTTCCCCGCCTCGCCCGCCCGCTTCATGGGGCGGTTTTAATGCAGTTGCATGACCACTCAACTAGCGCGCCAGTCCTGATGTCGCCAGGCAGTTATTGTTCTCTGACTTGCGTGCGCTTCGATGCAGAGTAATGCACTTCCTGAATTGCTCGCATTCGCATCGTTATCATGATAGAAAACAGGTAGTTATTTGTGCGCAACTTAAGAAGAAATCACTAATTATGAAAAAGATTTATGAATTAACTACTGGTAGAGCGCTTAAGTATTTTCTGCAGCATGATTCATACACTACTCTGGAGCTACCCAGTTATGTCGATTTTTCTTCCTTGCTTGAAGAAATCAACTCCGCGATAGATGAAGGTAAAATCAACTTCCAACCTGACTCCAAGTCATTGATGGGGAAGAATATAAATTACGAGGTTTTAGTCAGCAAAGATGGCTTATATAGCTGGCGACGAATAACACTAATTAATCCTCTGTACTACGTGTATTTTTGTAAACTTATTACATCCTCTTCCAACTGGAATGCTATAAGGAATAAATTTAGAGAGTTTGAGTCTAATGATCTTTTTTTATGCTCAAGTATCCCAGTGAGCAAAAAGAACACCTCAAACGTAGCTGCATCTGTTTTAAACTGGTGGGAAGATTTTGAACAAAAAAGTCTTTCATTGGCTCTTGAGTATGAGTTCATGTTCAGCACAGATATTTCAAACTTCTACCCTTCTATTTACACTCATAGCTTTGAATGGGTATTCATCTCAAAAGAAGAGGCCAAAAAGAAAGAAAATAACAATAACCCAGGACGATTGATTGACACTCATATCCAGATGATGATGAGTAATCAGACAAACGGAATACCATTGGGTAGTACGTTGATGGATACATTTGCCGAATTAATTTTAGGCGAAATTGATTTACAGCTAAGAAAAAAAACCGAAGAGCAAAAAATAACGGATTACAAAGTAGTTCGCTACAGAGATGATTATCGAATATTTTCAAGCAGTAAAGATGATTTGGACAAAATCTCAAAGTGTTTGGTTGAGGTCTTAGGTGAGTTTGGGCTTGATTTAAACTCAAGAAAAACAGAACTACATGACGACATCATTCTTCACTCCCTTAAATCAGCAAAAAAAGAATATATTATAGAAGGGTCGTTCAACTCCCTACAGAAAATGTTGTATGCAATATATTTATTTTCTTTAAAACATCAAAACTCCAAAATTACAGTCAGATATTTAAATGATTTCTTGCGGAAATTATTTAGGAAGAAAAAGATCACAAATAGTGGGCATCAACTAGATGCAATGCTTGGAATTATTTCAAGCATCATGGCTAAAAACCCAACCACCTACCCAGTGGGAATGGCTATTTTCGCAAAACTCTTGACCTTCCTTTATGACGACGATGAACTCAAATTTGGCAAGTTACAACAACTTCATTGTAAACTAGGTAAACAACCAAATACTGAAATGTTAGATATTTGGTTTCAACGAGTTCAAGGGAAGATACACACACAATGGGAAGGCGATTACAAAACAGCCCTATGTCAACGCATAAATGATGAACTCAAGGAAAAAAAACATTTACCATTGATGGCCTGTGGGATGTAGAGTGGATTCCGGGTTCAGCCAAAAATAAAAACAAACAGAAAATACTATCAATTTTGAAAAAAACAAAAATTGTGGATTTAGATGCATTCGAAGAAATGGATACTGATATTACACCAGAAGAAGTGAACTTATTCGACAAGGAACACAGCGCTTAACGAAACAATGTTATTAACTCAACATGACTTCGTTAAGCATTAAAGCGAACAGTCATATGAAATTTCGACATCCCTAACGCCTCGCAAGCTCGTTGTTCAACCCCGCCAGCACTGAAAGCGAGTTTCAGCGTCGGCGGGATTTTCTATGGTCAACGTGGTGACAGATTATGGGCACGCGTGAAGGTAGAAATATGGACGGTTGGGATTATTTATTTCTCCCATACGGCTGCAGTTATCACTGACGATCTCAGTCCCTCCGACCAACTCGTAGAGGGTCAGATTCTCTTTGACCATAATTTGTAAACAATAGCCATCAGCCGGAGACTCTTGCACGAGTACAATGGCGGAACCGGACGCATAGCTAGTAATGTATGCATTAGTCATAATGACATGCTTCCAAAGCAAGATTGCCACGCAGTTCCGCATGATCCATCAGTTGCTGATACCAACCATCAAGTGGAAGCAAAATCAACCATTTCAATCATTTTTATATGTTTGTTGAGAATCCCGGCCACTCATCAGCAGCCAGATACGTGAATTGTTTCCCGTCATAATTTACGGTTGCCCCACGCGCCAGCGCCTCAAGCTCCCATCGCTGGGGCAAGATTCCATTCTGAGCAAGGTCAACGCGGATACGGGTGATTTGCAATCGTTCCGACCGGCTCAGTCTGGCCGATGGTGCAATTTCATGTGGTTTTAACGTGCTTCCGTTTCTTTGCTGACGGTTTGGCGTTCTCAGCCCGTGTTTTAATGCGCCCCTGAGCGCCTTCACGACCTCCGGCTCATTCCATTCGATAATACCGTCATCAACCAGATTAAGCACTGCTGCGGCGTGCTCAGAAGGTGTGGGAGCCGGTAACGAAGTATCACCACCGGTGAGCTTTCCACAGTTATTGACAGGACTCCGAGGCGCGGCGATGCCGCTTTTTAAATTCAAAGGCTCAACGACCGGAACTTTCGGCACAATGCGCCAGTCCGTGGTTCTGGTGATATGAATATGACGCGCGCCGAGATGCGGTGCGTAAATGCCGACCACTCTCTCGACCTCTTCCTCGTACTCGTTAACTTCATCCGACGGGCTACGGGCGACCCTGACAGTCTGACAATCGCGCGGAACATTTGCCCCACCCTGCGCGCTGATATACAACGCAAAATCACCACTGTCTGCGGCGGCGCGTGCAGCCTCGACGCGCTCGTCAAACTCATCAGCAATGCTGACGCCACGAGGCAATTTGCGTAATTCACGGTAAGCCCCCATTGTCGGCAGACCAACCGTTTTAAATTGCGGAATGCGCCACGTTGACGCCCATGCGGTAACAGCCGCGGCTGTGTCTTTCAGCGGCCTGCCGGTGTCGTTATCGAGCTGACCATCCAGTGCATAGCCGTCGATGTTTTTTGAGATGTATTTCGCGATATATCCCGCAGCACCGCCCCGGTTAAGGTGTTTTGCCTGAAAACGGTTTCGCGCGGCTCCTCTTTCGTCGCCATCCTCTTTGAGCGCATAGCGACGCATGATTTCGATAATCTGGTTACGCTGGCGTGGATTACAAAAAAGCATCATATGCCAGTGCGGCGTTCCGTCGTGGTGTGGCTCGACGACACGCAAACCGTAGACCTGTAAATCATTATCCTTGAATGCCGTGCGCATCAGGCTCCAGATGCGGCAGAGATAACGCTGCGCATCCTTTGGATTAAATGCCTCATCGTTCCAGCCGTGATTAAGCTGAACGGTTTTACTTTCGCCTTTTCTGACCTGACGTGTCGGGTGATACTTTGACGGCGCGGTCAGCGTGATAAACATCCCCACATCACCCTCTGCGGCGGCGTAACGCTCAATACCGGCAATGGTGTTCATCAGCTCCATCCGGCGAATTTCAGGATTAGAAATACTGCCCATCACCTTACTGATAAGGTCGATACGCTCGCCGGTTTCCCTGTTTTCAAGGTCACACGATTTAAGAAATTCCAGATTTGCCTGGCGGCGCGCACGCACATCACGAATGGCGTGTTTACTGGCATAAGGAGAACGGTCTTTATTGACCTCCCCGACAGCTATCAGTAACGCTTCATGCCAGCGCATACGCTGGCCTTTAAGCTGATGAGTCCACCACTCATCGTTAAACAGACGGGCAATGGCAGAATATGCCTGCCTCGTGGTCATCTGCCCTTTACGGTATTTTTTCCAGTAGAGAGGGGAAATATTGAAAGCACGTGCAGCGCCAGCAACATGACCATACAGGTGAGCCTGCGCCTCATCCGTAAACAGTGATTCTTTTTCGCCATGCGCATCCACCCAAGCATCGCAGAGTTCCTCATACATCATGAAAAGCTGCGATGAGATACGGGCGGCAAACTTTTTCAGCTCCTTGTCATTCATTCCTGGCAGGCGCGCATAGTGGTCACGCTCTGCCAGAAACAGCAACGACGCGTCGGTGTTCATTTCATGGCGCTGATTCACACGCTCAATACGCGGCCATAAACGACGCTGAAAAGTGGATGTGAGGAAATAAAACCCGTGTACCGGACTTTTATTGCGCCGGATGTAGTCATAGCGTGAAGTAAACAGCGAGCGCAAAAAGTAAGGCAGGCGGTTAATCGTGGATAAAACACCTTGCACCTGACGCATCTCGTCACGTGTAAGAGGTCTTTCTCGCCCGACGGCCTCGCGTGGCGCGTTCCATGCATAAGCACCGGTAAACGTCTCACCGGTGCCTGCGGCAAATGCTGACGGAGGGACAAAACGCCCGGAGGTTTTAACGGCCATATGAGCCAAAAGCCTCTGAACAACGCTTGCTGAGTTGCTCAACCTGCGCGTTTAAATCAGCAAAAGACTTTGCGCTTCCGGTCAGAATATCGTGATGCATCAGGCCGGAAACGAGCTGGCTTAATTTCGGGTAATAACCAACCACCGACAGCCATTCCTGACCGGCGTTTTTACCGCTTTCCGCTCTCTTTTTCTCGTGGAGAATAAACTGAAAGCTGTCACTGGTAACGACATAACGTTCGCCAATTTCGATACGAATACTCATGCCATTCTCCGGTAATGCTTGTTTTTTGCTTCAAAGACTGACTGGCAGGAAACACAACGCGTGGCTGACGGATAAGCCGCACGACGGGCAGCAGGTATTGGCGCATCACACTCTTCGCAAACCAGCGCAGAAGCACAGCAATGTTTTACCCTTGCCGCGTTAATCTGGCGCTCCAGTAATTCAGCCTGTTGTTCCTGAATGAAATCTACGTTGTCCGGCATTACCAGTTCCTTTTGTCGTTCAGTTTCTTAAATTCATCAGCGCAATAGCTGGCGAGTTCTGTCGTTAATTTTGTCAGTTCATCCACTGAGGAAATTTGCTTGTGAAATACAGCGCGTTTCACAAGTAAATTGATCACATCAGACAGGAGGTTTAATTCGCTCTGATAAATCGCGATAACAGATTCAGTTATGTCGCGCTTTTCTTTATCAAGACCAAGTTGAATAAGAGACAAATCGCCATTTTCCATAACGGCGATTTTTAAGGCGTTATTCAGTAATACAATTGAACGAGAACAGGACATCAAAGCACCTCCCCGCGAGACAATCCGATATTGTGAAATTTTTCCGACTCCTGACTGAGCAGCTCGACTATCTCCACGCGGGATAACTCCGCCTTTGTGATGTGGAGAATCATGGCGTCAAGATGAGAAGAAAAGCGCGTCGCAGCGTCGGCCTGTGCTTCGGTTCTGGCCTGTTGCAGCAGTAATGCGTATATACCGCACTGATTTTCAGAAACTGTATGCATGACTTTCTCCAGGCAAAAAGAAGCCCCGCACGATTAAGTGCGTTAAAAACTCTGGTTAATTATTTAATGCAGATATTGCTCTGGTTTTACCGACGTCAGAATTGTCGGTGCATACTCAAACAGGCTGAATAATTCACGTAATGCACGGAACAAAGCATCACGCCAATAACATGATTCTTCATTAATTCGCCAGTATGGCTGGTTGAATTCTTTTTCAGTCAGTCGTGCGTGCATAAATAAAGTGCGACGCTGACTGACTGTTAAAAAACTAATATATGCATACTCACTTGCACCAACCTGACGGCGTTTTGAGAATGCGCCACGCAATTCATCAATTGCACAAACCAGTCGTTCACGTTCGACGTCGTTCATTTCTTCAAAACGCATCGTTGCGTGACGCTGTTTTAACTGTGCATGAAAGCAAACCGTTAGCCGTTCGCGCTCCATCATCTGATTATAATAATCACATGTATCCTGCCAGCGAGGGACGGCAAGATGCTTGCCAATTATCCGGCGCATAGCTGCTGGCTGTTTTTCGACGAGATTAAGTGTCATCACTGTCATTTCCAGACCCTCCGGCTTTTCAGAAAGGTCAGAGCCTTTTTTAACGGACTCTGTTTTTTGGTACGGATAATGATTCCCTTGCGCCCCTTCCCGTGGGTGATGGTGAAGTCAATCGCCCTGGGGCTTTCGTTACGCAATAACTGAGCAATACAACGAGGCTCGTTCATCCTTTCCACCTTAAGCCGCACGGCCATGTCTTGATTTGCTGTAACTAATGCGATTTTTCCAGTCATGCCATTCTGTCGGAGCTTCATCAACTAGCTGGGCTGCGTACTTGTCCCACTCACGACGATTAATCCATAACTCAGCATGACCGCCCGGCTTTAATGGGTCCGTCATATAAAAGGCTGGTAACTTGCCTGCTTTCGCCATTTCAGCAACAGCACGAGGCGTCTTACCGATGTAAAGAGCAAAACCCTCTTTCGAGAGCAAATCCGACGGTGCGGCTGCAAGTTTGATGTCACATTTTTTACTTTTTGTGAGATCAGATACTTTTTCTCCAACATCGTTATTCATTTCTGATCCAATACTCATTTTGATATCCTCAACTTTGGTGCCATTCAATCAGAGCTATTTGAAGCCGCTCTGCGTTGTTCTGGCGTGTCGCATACAACATAAATTACGAGATACGACAATTCATGTCAAATACACAAATCACATCTCAAGCAGAGAAACTCGCACTTATTCGGGAATCAGAAAGAATGACAAGGAAGCAAGTTGCTGAATTAACTGGAATTAACTACAACACCTATGCTGGATATGAGCAGGGAAAAGTAAAGATGTCTTTTGACGCAGGTATGAAATTTTTCAAGCCAGAAAGATTTCGCAAGTACCGTGACTGGTTCATGTTTGATGAAACTGATCCCGCTGGCGGACAAATAGCCCCGGCGCTCGCGCACATTGGGCAAGACTCAACAACCTTGCACCACTCAGACCAAAAGACTGGCTGACGATTTATTCAGCATATGTGTGCAGTAAATGTACGAAAGAAAATTGCATTAATTTTCAAGTAGTAGAAGTAAACAGCGTCATCGGAGGGCTTTATGTCTATTAAAAAGCTCGATGATGGTCGTTATGAAGTGGACGTCAGACCGCAGGGTGCAGATGGAAAACGTATCAGGCGGAAATTTAAAACTAAAGGTGAAGCTCAAGCATTCGAACGTCATGTCCTGGTTAACTACCACAACAAAGAGTGGTTGGAGAAGCCGGCCGACCGCCGAACTCTTACAGAGTTGTTAGGCAGATGGTGGATATATCACGGAAAATCACATGAGCGTGGAGATATTGAACGAGGGCGTTTGACGACAATAATCGCCAAATTTGCCGAGATGGGAGTGTCCAGGGCGGACCAGCTAACAAAGAAAACGATAACTGATTATCGCGTTGTAATGATGAACGATGGCCTAAAACCAGCCAGCGTAAATCGGCATCTGGCAATAATGAGCGGGATGTTCACCAAGTTAATTGACGCCGGTGAATATCACTCTCACAACCCGTTCCGTGAGGTTAAGCGGTTACGTGAAGCTGTTACGGAAATGGCTTTTTTGTCCAGTGAAGAGATTACGCGGCTGTTATCCATGCTTGATGGTGATGAGTTAAATGCAACTCTGGTCTGCCTTTCTACTGGTGGACGCTGGAGTGAAGTGTCTAATTTGAAAGCTGAACACATCATTAACCAGATGGTTACGTTTATGAAAACTAAAAACGGAAAGCGCAGGACAATTCCCGTTTCGCAGGACCTGATTAAACGGATCAAGACCAAAAATTCAGGCAGGCTTTTTAATGCCAGTTACTACAAAGTGCGCAACGCTCTCAGGGAAGTAAAACCCGATTTACCTGACGGACAGGCAGTGCATGTTTTGAGGCATACATTTGCCACACATTTTATAATGAATGGAGGTAACATAATCACATTGCAGCGCATCCTGGGTCATTCTAACATTCAGCAAACTATGACCTACGCACACTTTGCACCGGATTTCTTACAAGATGCTGTGACTCTTAACCCGGTGTCAGGAATGTCCATAATGCGTCCATAA